ATGTAAATCGTAACCTAATGAAGCCGCTGGGCATCGGCGTGAGGCTGTGATCTTATGGCCACGAATACAGTTACGGGTTGCCTCCAGTGCAGCGACGGGACAAACATCCCTCTGAAGCTCGAAGTCGTAGAGGGAACGGAAACAAATCTGACCACAAATACGGTCTACACAGTGACGGCAGCGAACGTCGGTGACTTCGCTCCTGGCAAGACCGTCATCTCTGGCCTGGTATCTTGTGACACGGGCGTGGGGTACTGCTACATCCTCAGTCAAGGACTCGTCGCGGCTATCATCCCCTGGTCAATCAAGGGTGCTGTCGTGGACGGATCGCCTGCGCTATGCCAACCATACACACTCAGAGCTGGTGACATCGTCAGAGTCATGAGCCAGACTGCCGCTGATCGCGGAGCAAGTGCTGGAGTCTATACAGCTCGAGGAGTCTCGAGAATCTTCCACGTCACACCGACCGGTGGAGCTACAAACGAGCTTATCGATTTGCAAACTTCGAATTCGTTGGGAGACACATTATTCGGCGACCGGATCGTGAAATGGTTCGGAACTTCTGTCGATGGCGCTAAGATCGAGGATCAAGGCTTCGCCGCCGTCGATGCCCTCGGTAACGTCATCGGTTCTTGCAGCGCAACGAACCCGATTACTCAGCAACCGGCGTTCGCGTTCGCCTCTGTACCGATCGCACTGAATTACAAGTTCCAGTTCTTGACAAACGCCTGAGCGTGATCTTATGGCGAAGATGACTAAGGCTGCAGGCCGCCGAAGATTAGCGGAAATACTCTCGAAGGCGAAGAAGCTCTATCTCAGGGGATTCATTTCGACAAAAGACCTCGACTCGATCGAGCGGATCAGCAAGACCAGATCGAAGGCGCTCAAGTGAGGAGGCGGCGCAATGGTGCTTGTAACTAGTGTGGCGTTGCCAGGAACAACCACTCAAGTCGGTGGTGTGACTGCGGAACAACTTGCATACGTCCAATCGACAGTCGCTTCACAACAAAATGGATATGTCGTCGGTAATGGTGCTAATGGAGGCACGCCAGCAGCGCCATCCGTCGGCATCCCTGACAACTTCTGGGGATTCGTCATGCTAACTATGGGGTTGAGATGATGTCCGACATCAGTCCTCGCGTGTACAAGCTGCTGAAGACCAAGACTCTCGAGGCTGGCGACCAGGAAGATCAGATCCAATTCTCCGATGTGCAGGGTGTCGGGGATCCAATCACCATCGAAGAGCTGAATCGAGAGGAATTATATCGATTGGTCCTGGTTAACTTCGCCAGGCTAACGGTGAAACAAGAGTGGGAGGGACTGTTAGGATGAGATCAGAGGATCGAAAGCCCTCGAAGAGGGTCTTCCCATTACTGCAGAACCTCGATCTAGATACTGTAACCTTCGCGAATGTCCAGGGCGTAGGCGAACCCATCACGCTCGAAGACATGAACCAGCAAGAGCTTCAGGATCTCGTACTCGTTAACCTAGCACGACTGGTTGTATCTGGTGAATGGACTGGTCTCCTCGAGGCTGGTGGTGGTGGTGGGTACAATGTGCCGAGCGTGGCGATCGGTGCGTCATCTGAGTTCGATCTGTTCAACATAGCCATGCAATGGGAAGGAGGCGGCTCGACAGTGACGACCTTGACTTTAGCTGGCTCGGTCATGTATTTCTGCCCGTTCATCGCACCCGTCACGGGAGTCCCAACGGCTTGTTCGATTTATGTCAATACAGGAACCGCTCAGGATCTGTATGTCAGCTTCTATTCCTCAACAAACGGAGTGCCTGCAACCATGCTCGGTTATGCTACTATTGACACAACCTCTACCGGAGCGATTCGAGTTACCAGTTTTACCGAAGCATCGACCGGCTCACTGACATTCACTGCCGGTGAGAAATACTGGTACGGCTTCAATAAATCAGGTAATGGAACGCCGGTTCTAATCTCTCTCAAAGATGATTATGGGTCATCGGTTTGCAATAATGAAACGGCGACTGGAAATAACAGCATGGATATTGCAATTAGAACCGTCTCAGCTAGTGTAGAGAGCGCACCCGTAGACGTGGCGACGACTGAGATTGAAGGTTCAGGATCAGGTGGAAACAGGCGAATGCTCGTTTGGTTGGAGTTTTGACCATGATGATGAATAGAAGACAGACGACTTATGATGGCGACGAGGTCATTGTGACTTATCGTGAAACGACATGGAACGAAGTCCGAGTCAATCGAGATCAAGCTCTCCTCGAGTGCGACTGGCGAGCTGGAAAGGATGTCGTTCTCTCGACAGCCTGGAAGGAGTACCGCCAGGCTCTTCGAGATCTCCCTCAAGATCATGCTGAGAGTAACGATGCCGCAGATAACTGGCCGGTGGCGCCAGATGAGTGATGAGAGCTTCCCCGAGCAAGTTCAACGGATCGTCGTTGACAATGCGTTCGCTTTCGTTCTGGGCTGGCTCCTGGGCGCGGGGCACGTTTTGTCCCTCTTCTCTGATCTGGCCGGTGCGTTTTGATGGCGAAGAAAAATCCTGATTCGGTGGTCGAGCATCGCATTTCGCTCCAGACCAAACAGTCCGAGCAGCTCGACGCTCTCATCACCGCTGTCCAGGTAAAGGCATTCGCGGGTCCAGTCGTCGAAGTGCTCTCGTCGCCAGTGGCCTTGGCCGCCATCATCGGCATGATCCTCGCTGCTGCCTCAAAGTACCTCGGCGTTGATTGGGAAGACCAAGTCGAGGGGAAGACGGTTGAGCAGATTCGAGACTGGATGGAAACGCAGAACCTCGTCGTCGGCGGCATCTTCGCGATCATCGGCGGGCTCCTGGGTGGACCCTGGGGAGCGGGCATCGGCTTCGCCGCAGGTGTCGGCACCGTCGAGGGCATCGAGCACATCACCGAGGAAGGTCCAGCCTGGGCATCGAAGGAACAAACCGAAGAGAATCGAAGGCGAACCAAGGCATTGGCCGATGCCTATGTCGTCAAAGCGCTCTCAGAGCTGAATATCTTCGCAAGCAAGCTGAAATCGGCATTGTGAGAATATCGGACTCACTGGGAGGGGTGCTGGTGGTCCTCGTCGGGGGTGGGGGTAGGCACAGCATCCTCACAAATACAGCCTTCGACCGGAGATCCACAAATCATGCAGATGAGCCAAAGTACCTCATCGCACCAGTCTTCGAGCTCTAATTCGTCTTCCAGCTCGTCTTGCATGAAGTCCCAGCTCTCCCAGTAATCGGTCCAAGTCCAGAATTGGGAGTTATTCATACTATGCAGTCCTTGCACTTTCTTCTCTGCATCGGGCCTACGTTCCATCGCATTGACTTCCACTTTCCGCAGATCGTGCAGTACCCATATCCCACGCTCATTCAATCTCCTCCTTTTCCCATGACCATCGTGGAAGGCAATCTTTCCGGCCCTTCTTCGGTCTTGGACTCATCAGAATCGCCCCCCTCGAATGGCTCGGGTCTCAGCAGCAGCCAGGACTTCGAGATATACAGCTTCGCCGTCGCCAGGATCAGAGTCACCCCGCTGGATGCACTCGATGCGGTAATTCGCCACCTTCAGATCCTTCTCGAGGCGTCGCATCTTCCGATCTCGCAATTCTGCGATCGCGGCATCATTTCGGTTCTTCTTCGTGTGCACGTTGTAGAGGATGAGGGCAGAGCAGACCTTCGCACTCTTCTGTCCCTTCGTGAAGCCCTGGTACACCTCCAGAGCCTCATGATCGAGTGAGACTGTCACCACCCACCTTCCTGCTTTTCTAATCGGCATGGATGCCCCTCTCAGAGATTGCTCTTAACCTTTGTTAACCGTCGCCGGAGCGAACGCAGCGGAAATGCTTGCATTTCGGCTTCGCGCATCAGCATACGCACTGGAAAGACCCCGTTTTTCACAAGGACGATAAGCATTTTGAGCGAGGCGCCCGAGAAAGTCCTGTTAGACATGATTATTTGTGTTGTACAGCGGGATGACCACCGGAGCACGACGGGGTCAGGGACATGGTAGCCATCGAAATCGCAATTTTGGCCTTTCTGGGCCTGTTGAACCTCGCCGCGATAGGGTTCCTGGCTCACTGGATCAGAATGCACCTCGACCAGGGGCTGATGGAGATCGACGAGAAGCTCGCGATGGCGATTAAGGCTCTAATTGACAAGCTAATGGCCGGCGAGCTATCAGACTTCGAGCCTCCTAACGCAATACAAGCTGCGATTGGCGATTTCATACGCTCTATCGCGCACCAGAAGATGAACACGATCAACGCGACCGTGTCAGAGCGTGGTCCGGATGGACAATTCGTTCCCGCTCAATCATTCGAATGAACAATCTGTTAATTATAAGCCGCCTTTCTTAACAGAATGGACATGGCACGCAGAAAAAAGTCTCGACGCCGAAGATCGCCCAAGACAATCAGTCTCCTGAACATCGCTGAAAGTTATGCGTATGCGTCCGTTCTAACTGGCGGCGTTATGGGTAATTCTCCAGTCGGAGTCCTCGGATTCGACGGGTCAGCAGGCGGCGCAGGCTACGGCATGACCACCACGAACGGAGCAGGCTCGATGACGCTCACCTCGATCGTCTCAGACCCTGGCTCGAGCTTCGATACCATGTCTGCAAACTTCATGGCTAACTATCAGGCGATGGCTGTCAGCGCGATCGGCATCGGTATCACCTTCAAGTTCGCGAAGAAATTACTACGGAAGCCTATTGCTAATGTAAATCGTAACCTAATGAAGCCGCTGGGCATCGGCGTGAGGCTGTGATCTTATGGCCACGAATACAGTTACGGGTTGCCTCCAGTGCAGCGACGGGACAAACATCCCTCTGAAGCTCGAAGTCGTAGAGGGAACGGAAACA